AAAAGAGAGATATTAACTTATGAATGATAATGAAGTTAAAGATAGAGTAAACACACATAAATTGTTATATTAATGAAACCGTTATTTATTATAAGTTCCCCTTTTGATACCTATTCAGGTTATGGAGCTCGTTCTCGAGATGTTATTAAATCTATTATCCAATCGGATAAATACAACGTACGTTTATTATCTCAAAGATGGGGAAATACACCTTTTGGGTTCTGTAAAGATAATCCTGAATGGAAATTTTTATATGATCTAATACTCCCCAATAATCAAATCCCAAAACAACCAGAAATTTGGGCTCAAATAACAATTCCTAATGAGTTTCAATCTGTAGGTAAATATAATATTGGATTCACAGCAGGTATTGAAACTACTATATGTGCAGGTGATTGGATTGAAGGAATGAATAGAATGGATTTAAATATTGTATCCTCAGAACATTCTAAAAAAGTATTTCTTGAAACTCAATTTGAAAAACGAAATAAACAAACTAATGCCTTAGAGGGACATGTTAAATTAGAAAAACCTATTGAAGTATTATTTGAAGGAGCCAATTTAGATATTTACAAACCAGATGATAAAC